GGGCTCTTGTCTACGGAGGATTCTAATGGTGGTGACGCTGATGGATTCCTTGTTGCAGAAGATTGTGGAACTGCCAATGGATTTGTGAAGCATAATACTGTTGCTCTTACTTCTGCTGCTACTACTCTTACACTTGGTGCCTATTTCAAGGAAGCGGATATTGCCGACGCTACTGCTGGGGCCGGTGCTCAGACTTATAGAGTTCCTAATTATCATGTTGTTGGTGGTGGTCAGGTTTCGGTTTCGTATACTACTTCTAATAGTGCTAATCTTGCAGGTAACATCTACGTTGTATGTGCTGCCCCTGGTTTCCAGATTGTAGGGCGTGCAGAAGAGACGCTTGCACCTGTTACTGCAACTGTTGATAATGCTACTGTATTTGTCAGTCAGGACGTTATGGCTAGGGTGTATATTTAAACTATTTTTGAGGTGACTATAAAATGACTTTTCCCGTTGAATATTACAGACAGATAAAGGATGCCATTGTCTTTACCGCGCGTAAACAGGCAGTAGCACGTAAGATTATTAATACTCGTAACATTTCTGGTGGTATTGGCGTTCAACAGTGGACGTATGACACGGCAAATGAAGTTTCGGATGCTCTGCTGACGTATCAGTTTACGGACACCGCTGAGGATTGGATTGAACTTACTCGCACCGATGTGCCTATTCCGCTTCTGCATAAGGAGTTCCGTATCTCGCGTAGGGATCTCGCCGCTGCTGCTCGCGGTGGATTTGGTATTTCGACCGCTACTGTTCAGAGTGCTGCCTACAAGGTTATGAATCTTGAGAATCAGTTAATTCTTAATGGTTTCGCTGCCGATGGCACTAACTATGACATCAAGGGACTTTATCAGAGTGCAGGTAACTCTTATTCCACGCAGAAGGATTTTGGAACTCCCGGAAATCCGTTGGCGGCTGTTGCAGGTGCCATTGATCTGATGCAGGCTGATAACATTACTGGCCCTTATAATCTTGTGCTTAACCCCACTCAGTATATGGAACTTGCAACGTCTGTTCTTGGTGGTGGTTCAGGTGAGCGTGA